ATATGTCTACAGAAAAAACTACTCCAAATGCTGAGTTAGACTTAAAAGCATTCGCGGAAGAGGTGGCAAAATCAACTGCTGCTAAAATCGCAATGCAACAAGCCGAAACAAAAGCAAAAGAAGTAAGCGAAGCCGAAGAGAAAGCTGCTGCAGAAAGTGCAGAACTAGCTGAAAAAGAAGCTGAGCAAGAAAAAGTTAAAACTATTGTCAAAGCTGGCATGTCAGGAGCTGAAAAGCTTGTAAGCGACGTTGAAAAACGCGTTGAAGAAAGACATGGCGACTTAGAGTCAGTAGTTAATGAACTACAAAAAGACCTAGCTGATAAAAAAGATGAGATTAACGCAATGCGTGAATCAAAAAGAGTCTTTGGCGACAGACAGGACAGCAACTGGCAGAAAGCCTTCCAAAGCGACATTGATGACGCTTGGGTTATGGGTCTTGCTACTGGTAAAGGCTGGGATACAAAACTTGCAAACGAAACTATGCAGAAGGTTAACGCACATTCAGGCGTTGGCGTTTCATCAGCTGATTTTGAGCAAACAGTATCAACAAATATCGAAAGAGATATTCAACTAGAATTAGTATTAGCTCCGCTATTTAGAGAAATCCAAATGCAATCAGCTACTCAAATCATTCCTATCTTACCAGATGCTGGATATGCAGAATTTACTTCTAACCAAGTAGCTTCTGGGTCTTCACCTCATGGTAACTTAGAGGAAAGAGGCGACGCTTATGGCGGTTCGTATTCAGGTGTTGACTTAACTGAAAGAACTCTTTCAACCAAAAAGCTTATTTCTCAATCTTACTTAGGTAACGAGACAGAAGAAGATGCAATCCTACCGATTCTTCCTTTAATTAGAGAGTCAATCATTAGGTCTCATGCAAGAGGTATTGAGAATGCAATCCTATTAGGTGACCACGCTGATGGCGTATATGGTACATCTCAAGCAGCTTTTGATGGTTTAATCGCTATCGCTGCTGGTGCAAACTCAGGTGGTTCTCACATCACTCAATCAGCTACTGCATTCGCATCTGAATCTTTAACAGCTTCAATGTTATTGAACGCTAGAAAGAAAATGGGCAAATATGGTATGAATCCTAAAGATGTGATTTATATTGTTAACTCACAAGAATACTTCAACCTATTATCAGACGCTGAATTCCAAGATGTCAACTTAGTTGGCAACATGGCAACCAAGCTTAATGGTGAAATTGGTGAAGTCTTCGGCTCTAAAGTCATAGTATGTGACGAGTTTAAAGCTCCAGCAACTGCAAAATTCTTTGCATGTGCTGTATACGCTAAAAACTACGTAATGCCTAGACTAAGAGGTGTTACTATCGAGTCTGACTACGAAGTAGCAAACCAAAGAAGAGTTCTAGTTGCATCGCAAAGAATCGGATTTACCGATATGATTGCAAACGCGACTTCAGTTCACGCTTTACAATACAAAGCTAGTTAATAGCTTTATTATCTTGTGGGAGCTATGCTCCCACGAGACTTTTTTAGGAGAAACATGGCAGATTTAGTAACATTACAACAGTACAAGGATTTTGCAGGACTAAAAAGTCTTGAGCATGATGCCCGTATTAATGTAGTTATTGACAGCGTTTCCCAACTCGTAAAGACTTATTGCGGGAGTTCACTTGTAGACTATGCAAGTACTAATAAAACAGAATATTTTGATATTCTTGATAATTATACTGATACATTAATTTTATCTGAGTCACCTTTATTATCAGTAGTCTCCGTTAAAGAGAGACAAAACCAAGGACAGTCATATGTTACCCTAATCACAGAAAATTCTGACAGTAGTGGAAAATATGAATACCTTACAAACACAGAGTCTGATAGCATAGTTAGAACAACTGCTACAGGTACTAAGTCATTTCCAAAAGGAAGAAAAGCAGTAGAAGTTATTTACAGAGCAGGGTATACAACTACTCCTGACGATTTAAAATTAGCAGTATTTGATTTGATTAAGTACTATATGAAAGATGAAAGAAAAGAAAGAATGTCTATATCAGGAAGTAGTGTAGAAAATCCACTATCTTCTAGTTTAAGTGGTAATATAGGATTTCCAGACCACATAAAAAGAATATTGGACATGTATAAGATATATAGCTAATGGCAGCTAATAATCTTTTACAAAGAATACAAAAACTACGAGATAGTATAAAAAACTCTGATGCAGTTAGAAGAGATTTAAACAAAGAAACAACTAGATGCACAGTTAGCGCTCCAGAAATGACGGATACTTTAATAGAAGCTTTTAAACATTATAATCCTAAAAAAATAAGAGCGGATAAAAACGGTTCTTTAGTAAAAGAAAAAAGAAAAGTATTTTATCATTTTTCAATGGTAATAGTAAGTGCTTGGAAAAAGAATATAAAAACTAATCCTAAGTTAATACCTGCAGAAGGAAATTCAGCAAAAAATGTAGCTCAATTTTATATAACTACTGGAAGTGCTGAGAATTATTTTAATACAATAAATAAATCCATTACAGAAAATGTAATGAATAAACCCACTTTTAGAAAACACTTTTCAATAAGAAATCAAGAAAAGTTTACTGCAACAGGCGACGTAGCTTCTGCAAAAAAAGAACCAGGTATGAAAGGAAGCTCACAAGCTTTTCAAATGGCTCATGGAGAAGGACAGTCAGTATTTGAAGCAAGACAAGCTGCAGTAGAGCAAGAACTAGAAGCTGCTCTAGCAATGGAAAACTTACCTGCAAGTGCTAGCGAAATGATAGCTACTTCTAAAGATAATTTTGATAATAACATAAGAATAGGAGGAGATAGACAGTTTAAGTATAATCCTCTAACAGGAAAAATTTCTTCCAAAGAAGGAATTACTGTAGATTTATCAGTACAGACAAGAAGAAAAAATATAAAAGATGCTTCAGCTTCAATGAAAGCAGGAAAGCCTCTTAATAAAATGTTAAAAGAGTTAGAAGAAGATTTAAAAGACGAGATAAAAAGACAAGATAACTTTTGGGGACCAGAAGCAAAAGGTTCCAATAGTGTAAAAGAGGGAGTTGCAGACGCAATAATTAATAGCACTATAAAGAAAAAAATGTACACTAGTAAAAAAGCTAAAAACCTTACTAGATATAAAAAACCTGTAAAAGAAAGCACATTAACAGAACAAGCAGCTACTTTTACACAACAAACAAAAATTAAAGATTTAAAGGGAGGAGGACCTGCTAGAGGCATGAAAGCTTCTGGAGGACAAACACCAAATAACTCCGAAAAAGGAAAAGGTGTATCTCCTGAAACTTTTGCTAATAACATGGCAAGAGTATTAACAATAAAAAGAGCAATTAATAAAAGATTGCCCGCAGAAATTAGAAGAAATATGGGGAAGCCTGCGCTAACTAATAGAACTAGTAGATTTAGTGATTCGGCAATAATAGAAGATATGACCCCCGCAGCAAAAACACTAATGGTAAAGTATACATATAGACTAAACCCTTATGAGACTTTTGAAAATACAGGAAATAGAAAATGGCCTTCAGGGTATAATCCAAAACCTTTAATTTCAAAAAGTATAAGAAACTTAGCATTAGGAATGTTTAAAATAACAAATTTAACTACTAGGAGAGTATAATGGCAAATCAGTATAGAACAGGAAGAAGTAAGATTGTCGATGCTCTTGTAGAAAAATTACAAGGAATTGATGGACAGTTTCCATACAATTCAAACATATTTAAAAACTGTCATGGAGGCATGGTATTTTTAGATGAAATCCAAGAGTTCCCGAAATTATGCGTGGTAGCTGGAGATGAAACTAGAGAATATCAACCAGGCGGATTTAAATGGAGATTCTTGACTTTAGACGTAAGAGTTTATGTCGAAAACCAAGAAGACCCACAAGAAGTCTTAGCTTTATTAATGGAAGACATTGAAAGAGTGGTAGACGACAACGATATGCTAACTTACGATGATACAGTAAGTCCAGCATTAACAACAACTTCCTTAACTGTAAGTGCAATGTCAACAGACGAAGGTGTATTAAAACCTTTAGGAATTGGCGAAATGTCTTTACAGTGTAGGTATTAAAAAAGAAATTACAAACGCTGATAAACATCTAGCGAAGTACTTTCAAAGTATAAAATAGGAGAAAGCAATGGCTTTAAATCTATCCAGAAATACCAAGGTTTTCGTGAGTCAGGTCAATGGGTGTAACCCAGCTGACGGCGTAAAAGGTGGTATTAAAAACGGAAAAATCACTGCAGGCGGTTCAGGATATAATGTCGGAGATATTATAACTTGTGATACTACTAGTGGTACTGGTGAAGACGCTAAGTTTATAGTAAAAGCTGTAAACTCAGGAGCAGTCACTAAAGTAGCTATGCCAAACAACTGTAAAGGTAAAAAGTTTATAGTTGGTGAAACAGCTGCTCAAGCTACTGATGCAGTAGTAACTGGTGCTGACCATAGTGTTACCGCAAGTGGTGAAGGTTTTATCTTCACTGTTCAAGCAGTAACAGCTGGAACAACAGCAGATGGCGGAAGAATTGGAACAGGCTTGTTCAAAGGAAATGAAACTGATGCAAACACATTCAGACTTGGTGTATTAGATGGATACAGCTTCTCACAGGGAAGTGACTCAACTGACGTAACCATATCAGAAGCGGGTGCCACACCAAACAGGGGTTCAAAAAGATTCAATGACTCTTTACCACCTGCAGAATGGTCATTCGGTACTTATGTACGACCATTCCAGCATGGAGCAGCAAGTTACAGAGCAAATGGAACATTTGACTGTGTTGAAAACATTATGTGGGCAGCACTATCTGGAACAGGACTACCAAATGCAACTGAAAATACAACAGGTTCAGGAGTATTCGTAAGTACTGCTACTGAAAAAGGTTCATTATGTAACTTTACAGAATCAGACGTTCACGAACTTATGAAACTAAGCATCTATTTCGCACTAGAAAACACAACATATAGGTTAAATCAAGCACAGATTAACCAAGCAGAAATTGACTTTTCAATTGATGGTATAGCACAGATTACATGGTCTGGTAATGCTACTACTATTGACCAGGTGTCAGAAGTTTCTGAAGACCCTTCATTAGCTGTAGAATTTACTACTGCTAACCAGGGTGCAGATTCAGCTGCTATTTTAAGTGCTGTAACATTAAATGCAAACTCAACTGCATTAGCTGATAGAACTGATAACTGTGAAGAGTTTAACTATGTAGATACTACAGGTCCTAGTGACGCTGATTATCTAAGAAACAAACTTTCAAGTTTATTCTTGAACACAGCATCACAAGGTGGTGGTAAGACTTCTCAAGGTCTTGACGCTAAAAATTATGCAATTAACATTACTGGCGGAAGTTTAACAATCGCTAATAACGTTACTTACGTAACACCAGAAACTATCGGTGTTGTTGATAAACCAATTGGTTCATTTACAGGAGCAAGGGTTGTTAACGGAAGTTTAACAATGTACCTTGACAATAAAAGCAATGGCTCTAACGACCTATTATCTGACTTAGCAGCAGCGACTGACCTTGTGTCAAACGCGTTTGATATGAGACTATACATGGGTGTAGCTTTCAATACAACAGCTGTTGGAGCATCAGAAGTACCAGGTAGTTTTGGAACTCATGATTTTGGTACTGATGGTACCAACGCCCCAGTTATTAATGCTGGAGTAGAGTTTGCAATGCCTAGAGCTCATTTAACTGTGCCTACAATTGAAGTTGGAGACTTAATCTCTGCTTCTGTAGAATTCGCAGCGAACGGTTCTTCATTACTAGAAGGTGATGAATTATCCGTTAAATATCTTGGCGTAACTTCACATACTCAGGCTGGTTATAAATCTACCGGTTCTCAGGCTGAAGCAGTATTAGCTTAAGATAACATGTCACATAGTTTCCTCAAGGAGAGTAAGCTATATATAGTTTACGGCGGTAACAAGTATAGAATATATACTACTACCGCCTTAGACTTTTCTCAAACATTTGCGCAAGAATCGTACCCAGTAAAGACTTTGCACGACCAAACAAA